GCCCTGCTGCTTCATCAAAGACCATATGGTCGTTCGCTCACTTTGAGCCATCCTGTGCATATAGAAAACCAAAACTTCCTTCAGCCTGTTCCTGTGAGCAAACGCTTGATCGCGTATAACAGGAGGGGCGTCCTCCGAAACCAGCATGATCTTGTTCAAGGCCATTTCGGCCATCTCTTCCGCCGAATGCCCCCTGTTCTCGGTGGTGAACACCTGAACATTGCCCAGGCCGGAAGAACCCATTGAATCAAGCATCAGGCCACATCTCTACGCACACGGTCATAACGATATTGATCTCTGGTCTGTAAGCCTTCCCCAAGATTCTTGAGCCATTGCAGGGATTCCTGGAAACGTGTGTTGTACAGTCCCAGAAGATCCTGCTCGCCTTTCAAAAAGGTATACGCCTCGACCAGCGAGCCATAGAGCATTGCCAGTTCCGCATTGGTGCCAAGCCAGCTGGTTCCATCCCCACTGGCCGTTATGGAGGTTGGCCGGTAGAAATAGTGCAACTCCATCGTGTAGTTATCATCCGGTGTGGGGGCCAGAAGGAACGTATCATTGTCCCAATCGGCGTAATATTTAGGCGTCCCCGTTGTCGTTGGGTTCGGAGTGTAATCCTGCAACATCGTCACTTGCTTGTAGAGAAGGAATTGCTTGCTCGAGGAGACAATTACACTCAGGGAGTTCTGAGATAGAAAGTCCGTAGGCTTGGCGAGATATTGAGTGCCGGAAGATGCTGATCCCTGGGAAGACTTACGGAATACATCCAGTTGGCATTCCTTCAGAATCCTCTCTTCGGCATTTATGATAAAACGGCTTAACTGGCTCGTAAAAGTCGTCTCGGTGCTTTGCACGTAATCCTGAATTGCCGTCTTTAGGGTGGTGAAGGTATACGCCATATCATGAACTGAGGGTTACAGGACCAGCCGAAGCGAATCCCCCTCCTCCTCTCACATTACCTGTTGTCGCAGTGCCGCTTCCCGCGGCAAAGGTGAATCGATCAGAATCAACCCTGGTAATTGAAAAGCCATCGGAAGCTTCCAAGGCACTTTCGGTAAACCCATCAAAACCACTCGCATCCCTGAACCGAACGGTATCCCCGGTGCTTCTTCCATGACCCGGTTCTATAACCGTTATCGTGGCCGAACCACTGTTTCCGGATATAAAAGGGTCCATCTCCAGAAGCACGGCAACAGGGGGTTCCGTCCTGGCGGGCCGGCTGATACGGAGGGCTTGGGGATCTGTTATATGATGTCGGGGGTCCAACTGGGGCTGCTTGGGCTCGAACTCGTCCCTTCCAACCAGAAGGCCGTTCCACTCACGCATCATGTTCGTCAGTTTATATGCTCTCCCGGAGCGGTCCGAAATTCCAAGAGCGTATTTCCCAGCGGCATAACGCGGCATATCACACCCTCAGTGACTGGAAGGTGGGAACGAGACGAAGCGGAACGCCGTGGTCAATATCTTCAGAGGACGCTCTCTCGAACTCTTCTTCATAGAGCATCTTCAAAATCTGGGTTCGTTGAGGGGCCTTCTTCAGGGAAATCTGGTATGCCAACCCCGCGACCAGACACGGAAGGAACCGGAAGGGGATATCCGCCGTATTTGTGGCCGCATCCACATCCTCAATACGTTTTACCCTGTAATAGATGATCGCGTCCGTTGAGTTTTCGGGGGCCGGCCACAGGGTAATCGTCGGCGTTATCTGGCGATTTACATAGAACTGGGTAGGTCTTCCCTGGGTCGTTTTCGTAGGAATACTGAGATATTCCTGACGACTGATACGCGTGATGGAAATATCCTGACTGTCCCGTTGCACCACCGCCTCGAGAACAGAAACCGTGGCCTGAACATCAGTTAAACTGGGATCGGCAGAAACCGTCGTGGTAGCGGCACTTGAGGACCCTGTAATCGTTTCCGAAGCGGTGAAGGAACCACTCGGAATGGTCAAGGTCATGGTCGTGGCGGAAGGCTTCGTAATGATATCCGCCGTAACATTACTGGTTCCACCCGTGATTGTTTCCCCCAAACTGAAGCTTCCAGAGGCGCCAACCGTCATGGTGATCGTGCCGATTGGATAAGTGGTTATGGCCGACGAAGTGGATAACTGTGCGACTGTCTGGGTGATCTTCTCAACGGTCCAGAGGTTCAGACCACGGTTTGCCCAGTCAGCGAAAAGAAAATTCAGGGAGCGACGTGCTGTCGCGGAATCATAACCCGTTCTGAACTCGAGGCCACATCTCTCGAAGGCTTCCTCTGTGACTTCGGCCATGTCCAGATTGAAATCAACCGATCCAGAAGTTGCCATATTCCTACTCCCAAATGGCCAATCGCATTCCTACTGCTAATTGGCCTAGTATTAAAAACCCCACTCCCCATAGAAGCTTCGTTATCAAGTCGATAGACTTCTTCAGATGAACCAGATCATTCGTCTTTATGACCTCAATCTTCTCAGAGAGGAGTTTTAACTCCCCTCTGATCTCTACAAGCTCAAGTTCATTCTTTCTCTGGAGATCCGCCATCCTCTAGAACTCTTTAATGCATTCTAGAACGATGGTGTATGTGTCAGCGGCCCCGTGGCCCACCGTCGTAAACCTTAGATCTCCGGTGGGACTGGAAGCAGTGTTAACAAGACCTCCAAAAGAGGTGAAATCGAAATCTCCCTGATAACCTGAAGGAAGTTCTGTCGCCAACGTATCGGTGCTGGCATCCCACAGAATCTTTACAGAAAGACCAATCGTGCTGAACCATATTCTAGTGATACGAAGATTACTACAGGCGGTGCCATCTTGATGGGCCGATAAAGTGGAAACATCCACGGCCATAACCGCACTTTGTCCAGTGTCCACATACGTGTAGGCAAAGGATTTAACAAGCTTTCGAGGGCCGTCTTCGATGACCTTCTCTGTAAAAGTATCGGCCATGACCTACTCCTTGATCTCTCCCGATAGCACCATCATCTTGTACTTAGTGGTTCCGGGGGGAGGAAAATCCTTCTTGGAATTGATCCCGTAAGAGTACTTGGAATCCTTCTTAGGACTCGAATCAACCCAAGCCTCGTTCTCGGGAGTACTGGGGTCGTCGGCAATAAACGCACCTTTCTTGGTACGTGCTCTTGTCTTAGCCATGACGCCCTACCCCTTACGGTTGATCGTTATACTGGGTCATACCGCTAGTGACACGTTGGGCAGCAATATTAATGTAATCGCACCAGGCTGCATCCGCCGTGGTTGTCCCGGACATGGCACAGAACCAAGGGGTCAGGGCGGAAGTGGGAATGTTCGCCGTGGTCGTTGTCTTCAAGACCCGGTCCACATAAAACTCAACCTGTCCCGTTCCCTTGACGATGAAACCAAGTGTACGAACATTGGTAATATTGGAGCTTGATTCGGCGCCATCCGCAAAATCGATCCCAGTATCCGTCTTGGTTTCGGTTCCACCGCTATCGCAATTGGCGTAGATATCGGCAGCGCCTTCTACCAAAAGGAAGCCAATCTGATTGTTAGCAGTGAATGGAACGCCCGTAGCAAATGTGCCGTTTTCGGCAAGACCGACGAACATGTCCATGTCATCGGCATCGGCTACGGCCACGCGGGTTTCAAAATAGATGTTCTTGCTGGCTTCAGCCAGGAAGATTTCGTTACCCTGAATTGCGCCACCGGAATTATCCGTCGAGCCATCGCCCGTGGACTTGGCCCAACCGCCGACGTGATCAGCGAGGAGTGTCAAGGTTCCGCTGTTAAGGACCGACTTTGTCCAATCATCGGTGTCATCAATATCGACGCCCGTGAAGTCGTCGTTTTTGAAGATATAATCAGGGTTAAGTTGGATTGGAAGATTGGTAAACCACTTACCAAGTCTGCTGGAATCACTGCCGCTGCCACTGTACATGACAGGACCGGAGAACCGGGTTGTACCCATGGTACACCTCCTTACAAAGGGTTTGCCCTAGAGTCTTGTAAGCGTCTGCTGGGCCAGTCGCTAGGGCTATGTAGTCCCAGGGAAGAGCGGGAGGAAGTTTCCTTCCTCCCGGTAGCTTTTGATAGAGGTTACGCTCCAGGCGAACCGAACACGCAACGTGGGTCCGAATACCCGTAACTATAACGCTCACGGGCCTTAAACCTCACATTTCCGGTGTCGAAGTCGCCTTCCATCTTCGTGGACATTGGCATCCGTTCAAAATGGATAAAGCCGCGGGGAGCATCGGTCCTGATGAACCAAGCATCCGTGTCCGTCAGATAGTGATTAACGACAGCGCCTTGCGGGAGCATTCCCATGTTCCGCGTGGCGTTGATGTCGTTGTCCGCAGTGCCTGGACGAAGACTGGATTCCAGAAGACGATCCGCCACGAACTGCAACGCCGGCGGAATAATCATCTTCATGCCCCGAACCGAAACCTTCAGGCCACGCTCATCAACAAAAGCCGCGATGTCGATGAGAGCATTCTCAAGGCTTGTCTCGTTAAGGTCTGCTGCTGTGCTCGGCTCGTTGCGAAGATCGTTGTTGTTCACAAGAGGGTGATCCGTAGCACAGAGTTCCTTGCCATCGCCGCCCGTAAAGGAACTATCGAAAGCATTATTC